CTGGATCGAAGTTATGAATGTACTGTACACAATTCTCTATACCATCAGAGATCATATCATCTCTAAACATATAATTTACAAAATTTGGTTTGTATGAAAGGTGTGTAGCAATCTTTAAAAAACACTCTCCAAGATAATTGGTGATACGTGGTTTTGGAAGATCATTCTCTTTTGCTTCTGCTACTTTTCCTCTATAAACTATTAACGCTTCTAAAAGTTCCTTGTTATTAACATAGTGTTCAGACTTTTTCTTAACCATGACATTGACTTTTCCTAGTGATATTTTATATATTAGTATTATACCACATTTTCAGGACTTGACAAGGTTATGAAATATGTGTACAATACCTTTGTGAAGGTTGGGAGGGATATTAAGACTCTTTTATATTATCTTTATAGATATTCTCAAGTCTTTGGCGTGCATCCTCAACAGTTGAAACTAAACCCATTTTTGGATTTAATGTAACTCTACCATCAAGTTCAAAATCACATTCAGCAGATTCATTAAGATATTTCTCATAAAACATAATCATTTGACCATCACTAATTTCAGTCATAGTAATAATTTTATCATATTTAATTAAGTAAATATCATCTTCAGGTAATTCCAACCAAGGTTTTATCTTTACATATTGACCTGTCGGGTTCTGCATCATCTTCATGATTACAGGACTTTGTAGCATTATAATAGGATCTCCATCATTCTCATCTATAGCGACTAATGCAAAGATTTCTTCTCCTGTAATTAACTTTAAGACTGCGTGAAATTCTTCTCCCATTAGTTCTTCAGTGGTATGTTTACTATATCATAATTAAAATTCTCTTCGTTATAAACCTTAATTCTTTCTATTAAATGATTTAACGTGTAATTCCTCCTAGATTTGTAACTAATATCATCGGCAATATCATATAATGTTGCTTTAGTTTTATTATTTCCTTTCCTAAGAACTCTTCCAATAGATTGAAGGTTTCGTATTCTGGACTTAGATGGGGAAGCGAAGATAACATTATGGAGGTTCTTTATATTAATACCTGTTGAAAAAGTTCCATATGAAGCAACAATTATAGCGTTGTCTTCTCTTTCAGTAATTTCTCTAACTTCTTCTCGGTCTTCAGTAGCGACTCCACCATGAACAAAGAATACATGCCTCTGTTCGACTACATTATTATTTATCATTTCGTAAAGAGGTTCACCATGTCCCTCTACTCTTGCAAATAGAATTAAAGTATTACCTTTAAGATCCAAAGCAAGATTACGGATAAATTTATTTCTACGATTATGACCAATAATATATTGAACTTCTTCTTCAAAGTTTTCAAATTTATTCGGTGGGTGTTTCAATAGAAGCACGTTGATATCTAATGTGGCAACATGACCTTTCTTCATAAGTTCATCAGTCTTGATAATCTTATATGAGGGACCAAATAGACCTTCTAATACCCACTTATGTGTTTGAGAACCATCGAGTGTTCCTGTAAATCCAAATCTATATTTGGCATTATCCAATTTTGTCATTATAGATATTAACGATTTGGATTTGAATTGATGTGCTTCATCACCAACAACAACCTCAAATCTATTAAAATACTTTCTAGGTAACTTGTAAATTGATTGCCAAGTAGTTATAATAACTTGTGAGTCTGTTTCTCTTTCTCTACCTGCGTATATTTTGTGACAATATGAACCAACATCCCAACCATAGTCCTCAAAATCTTTATACATTTGTTCTACAAGGGAAGTCGTGGGAACAACAATTAGAGTACTTTTCTTTTTTTCAACAAAATATCTCACAATCGAATATATCATCAACGACTTTCCTGAAGCAGTTGGAGATATCAATAACTTACGATTATGTCTTAAAGCATCGAATACTCCATCAATCTGATAATCTCTAGGTTTATACTTAGAGATTGCATTCATATAATCCTTAACACCCTCTTTTGAAATCATATCATTGACTTCAAAAGGTAGACCGTAATATTCGTTCTTTTTAAATTCGTAAGTATATCCGTGATCTTTGCAGAATTGCACTATTTTATCTAACAACCCAACGTATACCTCTCCGTTTTGGGTATTAAATAATCTAATCTTTCCATCCCAGTATCTCTTCTGATACGTGGGCATAAACTTTGCACCTGGAACTTCAAATGTAAATTGATCCGCTAATTCATAATAGACATGCGGTTCCGAATTTACATGAAGATTAACTTCATTCTTTTTTGATATAATCAAATGACTCATAATCCTATACCAATATAGAATTATTTAGAGTGTTTATTTTTAGTCCTTTAGTTTAGGAGGATCAGGTATTTTTTTAGCTTTTGGTATTCCTTTCAATCCCTCTGCTCTTTCTATTGAACCCTTCTTAGTATTAGCAATAACATCCGCAATCTTATTATCTCTCCACTTATTTTTAGCTTTATCAAGAAGTTGTCCCTTAACAGCTTCAGATCCTCTAGTTTTAATATTATCTTTAGCTAGATCCTTTATTCTCTTTATATCAGGAACTACTTTTGGTTTTTGAGGTTCATCTAACTGTTTTTTAACATCGTCTGGTGGTTGGTTTATTACATCTAATAATCTATCTTCTCCAGATTTTTCAGATTTCTTTTTAGAAGCAAAAGAAGTAATTGCCTTTACAGTCCTATAACCTTGTTTTATACCACGAGCTCCAAGTTCAAATGCTTTACCTGTTAACCAAGCACCAGCACCTTGCCTTGCAGCATATGAATCTTCATTAAACTGCTGAAATGTTTTCACTTATCCAACAATAGTATCAAACCATTCTTGACTCATACCAGAAATAATCTTATCTGCTGCTTCTGCATCTACAGCATACTTTTCTTCAATAAGATGTCCAACAACTTTAGTATAGTTCTCGTGGATTTTCTTACTTTCTTTTGGTGTAGGTTTCATCTTCTAATATTAGATCTACTGATATATTTATAAATTACATACCTGCTTGAAACTTATTCCATTCAATTGCATTCTTAATTTGAAATGTTCTGTTAGAAACATTTTTAATTATTTCTTCTAAAAATTTTAACGTAGCATCATAGTATCTTATCTTCAAATCTACTTTAGATAATTTCTCATCTGCTTCCATATATCTCTGTATAGCATCCTTTTCTCTTACCTTATACCCAAAAGGTTCTTCTACATATACTTCTGCAGGTGCTTTACCTGTATAATAATTATGTCTTTCTAGTCTAACTTTATTATATTGCTCTCTTGCTTTTTCACGCATTAAAGTAATTGTATTATAAACTGTATAATACTTTGCATGTAATTGTGGAATTTTTAAAGATTCATCATGTAGGTTATCAGGATCAATGACAGCATCTTTCTGCCACATCTCCTGAATTTTGTCAAGGTTCATAAACTACTGGAAAGTTTGTATATTGTATATTTGAAAGTTGCTTCTGCTGTAAAGAACTGTACATCTGTATTTGTAGCATCAAAATCCAAAGATGTCAAGCTAACTGGGAATAAATCTTGAAATTTAACCTTTGCTACTTCTTTGTAATTGCTGTTTTGTATACTTAAAGTTCCATCAGAAAATGCTATCTTTTCGTCTCTCTGACCTGTCTTATCTGTTGTTAATGATTTAAATTGTTGTGTTGTCTCTGGGAATCCTAATCCAGTTAACCATTCATATACTGAAAGATAGTTCTCCATATTCTCATCAACCAGGAATCTTAAAGTAAAATCACCATATGTAAGTCTTTCTCCAGGTACATCAATATTCTTTAAATATGATGCCTGTTGAGCAAGCTCTAGGTTTATCTCTGGTATTTTAGCACTATTTGAGAAAAAATCAACTTTCGGATATTTCCCCAAATTAAACTTAAAAGCAATCCCAGATAAGAAATTCCTATTCTGTACTTGTTTTCCGAAAACTGATGCTGTCATTACTTATATCAATCGTCTTATATATTTAGATAAAAAAAGAGGATCCCGAAGGATCCTCTTGAACTAGAAAGATATAAATCTCTTTCTTACATAAGGTTAGTAACTTTAACTCTTCTGTAGTAACGGTTCTTGTTACGTGTAAGTGTTCCAAGTCCTTGTGCTGTACCTTGTGAAAATGGGTTCTCAACAAGACCATATCTTGTCTTAAATCCAATTTTTGGTTGGAATGTATCCTGACCAACTGCACGAACCATCTGTAGAGGAACGTATGGGCAGTAGAACAGTCCAGC